AAATAGGCAGATAAATGCTAGAAGGAATTGACTTAAAAACTCTGAGCCACGTTAAAAGACTTCCTGTTGAAGACCAAAAAGAAGTTTTAGAATTATTAGAAGACTTAGAGGAAGCCAAGAAAAAAGAGATTGCCAGAGGCAGCTTTCTTGGATTCGTGAAGTATGTTTGGCCTATTTTTATTGAAGGCAGGCATCATAAAGTAATTGGCGAGGCTTTTGAGCGTGTCATTAAGGGCGATCTCAAACGCCTGATTATCAATATGCCACCCAGACACACCAAGAGTGAGTTTGCCTCTTACCTGTTACCCGCTTGGTTTCTAGGACAAAACCCTGAAAAGAAGATCATTCAGACATCACACACAGCGGAACTGTCTGTAGGCTTTGGCCGCAAGGTCAGGAATCTGGTTGATTCTGAAGATTTTAAGGAAATTTTCCCTGCCTTAGCACTCAGAGCAGATTCCAAGGCAGCGGGACGCTGGAGTACCAGTCAGGGCGGAGAATACTTCGCTATTGGTGTTGGCGGTGCGGTCACGGGTAAAGGTGCTGATTTACTGATTATTGACGATCCCCACTCCGAGCAGGATGGGCAAAGTCTTGATGCGGCTGTGTTTGACAAAACCTATGAATGGTATACCTCCGGCCCACGACAGAGACTCCAGCCAGGGGGTGCAATCATTATTGTTATGACCCGATGGCACAAACGGGACTTGACCGGAAAGATTATTAAAGCATCCTCGCAAAGAGAGGGAGTTGATGATTGGGAGGTTATTGAATTCCCTGCCTTGCTGCCTTCGGGTAACTCGCTTTGGCCTGGGTTCTGGAGTCAAAAAGAACTGCTTGCACTTAAAAATGAACTGCCTGCCCCTAAGTGGGAGGCTCAGTATCAGCAAAGTCCTACCTCTGAGGGAGGCGCTTTAGTGAAGCGTGAGTGGTGGAAACGCTGGGAGCGTGATGATCCGCCGAGTTGTGAGTTTATTATTCAGTCTTGGGATACGGCTTTTCTTAAAACCAGAAGGGCTGATTTCTCTGCCTGTACCACTTGGGGTGTTTTCTACCAGCCAGATGAAGATGGCACTACAAGAGCCAATATTATCCTGCTGGATGCCTACAAGAAACGAATGGAGTTTCCAGAGCTAAAGAAAACAGCAATGGAGTTTTACAATAACTGGAGTCCCGATGCTTGCATTATTGAAGCTAAAGCTGCCGGAGCGCCATTGGTGTTTGAGCTACGAGCAATGGGAATACCCGTTTCAGAGTACACACCGTCCAGAGGAAATGATAAGGTCGCCCGTGTAAATGCAGTAGCAGATATGTTTGCATCGGGTGTTGTCTGGTGTCCAGAGACTCGATTTGGGGAAATGGTAATCGAAGAATTTGCCTCTTTTCCTGTAGGTGAGCATGATGATCTGGTGGACAGCAGTACACAGGCTTTGTTACGGTTCCGCCAAGGTGGATTTTTAAGGCTTAGTTCCGATGAAGAAGATGAACCACTGCCTAGACGAAGAGCAGCTTATTACTAGGAGTAAATGATGCCAAGTTATTATGACAGCAAAAAAAAGAAACCAGGCAAAGCCGATATGCAATACAACAAAGGCGGCAAGGTTAAGTACAATGATGGCGGTAAGGTTGAGGATAAGGATAAAGAGGAATTAACCGAAGAACAAAGAGAATTATTGAAAAAAATAGCAGACGAAAAGTGGAGAAAGAAGGTAGAAAAAGCACCTACCACTAAAACAACTATGGGTAATTACGCTAAGGGCGGAAAAGTCAAAAAAATGTCCGATGGTGGAAAGGTTAGAGGAATGGGTGCTGCAACTCGCGGTGGTAATTTTAGCAGGAACGGATAAATGGCTATAGAACGTCCTATGGGGTTTGACCCCTTTTCACAATCGCCTGAACAAGAAGGCGCTATTGAAATAGATATTGTGAATCCAGAGTCTGTATCTGTTGATACCCCTGATGGCGGGGTAATAATTGATTTCGATCCCAATGGTGATATGGCTGGCGGTAGAGATCACAATGAAAACCTAGCAGATTTAATTGAAGACAATGATCTAAGCAGGATTGCGTCTGATTTAGTGGGCGCTTTTGAAGCTGATAGAGATTCCCGTTCTGATTGGGAGAATACCTACATCAATGGATTAGACCTTCTTGGTCTGAAGAACGAAGACAGGTCTGAGCCTTGGGATGGTGCTTGTGGCGTTTTTCATCCCGTTTTGACTGAAGCTGTTGTGCGCTTTCAAGCACAAGCCATTCAAGAAATATTCCCTGCTGCTGGCCCTGTTAAAACATCGGTAGTCGGCCAAATAACAGATGAGAAATCCCAGCAGGCATCTAGGGTACGAGAGTACTTAAATTATCTGCTTACTGAAAAAATGACCGAATACAGGTCGGAAACAGAAAAAATGCTGTTTTCCTTGCCTTTAGCGGGTTCTGCTTTCAGAAAAGTGTATTACGATCCTAATATGGGTCGGCCTTGTTCCATGTTTGTACCTGCTGAAGACTTTGTAGTGAGCTACGGAGCTTCTGATCTAAACACTTGTGAACGCGCTACCCACATTATGAAGCGTACCAGCAATGAGGTACGCAAATTACAGGTCTCAGGATTCTACAGTGATATTGATTTACCCGATCCAAGTCCTGATACCGGAGATATTGAAAGAAAATACAACCAGCTAACAGGCGGGTCGGCGAATTATGAGTTCGATAACCGCCACACTATTCTGGAAATACAGGCAGAAATGGATCTGATCGGATTTGAGGATTCTGAATACGGTGAGCCTACGGGTATAGCCTTGCCTTATGTCGTTAGTATCGACAAGTCTTCCCGTCAGATACTTTCAATACGCAGAAACTGGTATGAAGATGACCCGATGAAGATGAAACGGGAACATTTTGTCCATTATCAGTATTTGCCGGGTATTGGATTCTACGGATTCGGTCTAATTCACATGATTGGTGGTCTGGCTAAGTCTGCAACCAGTATTTTACGCCAGTTGGTAGATGCAGGAACGCTATCCAATCTGCCCGGTGGCTTAAAATCCCGTGGATTACGCATTAAAGGCGATGATACGCCCATTATGCCAGGTGAATTCAGGGATGTGGATGTCCCAGGTGGCGCAATACGGGACAACATTACGTTTCTACCCTACAAAGAACCTTCAAATGTGCTGTATCAGCTTTTAGGCGATATTGTTACTGAAGGTAGGCGTTTTGCTTCTGCTGGTGATGTAAAAGCCGCCGATATGAACGCTGAAGCGCCTGTTGGCACGACATTGGCAATTTTAGAACGCTCCATGAAGGTAATGAGTGCGGTTCAGGCTAGACTTCATGCTTCGATGAAGAAGGAATTACGGATTCTTTCTGGGGTTGTGCGAGATTTTGGCCCTTCTGAGTACCCTTATGACGTTAAAAATGGGGAGTTAGTAGCTGAAGACTTTGACAATAAAGTAGACATCATTCCTGTCAGTGATCCCAATGCGGGAACAATGGCGCAGCGAATCATGCAGTATCAGGCTGCATTGCAACTTGCAGTACAAGCACCTCAAATGTATGACTTGCCTCTTTTGCACAGGCAAATGCTGGAAGTTCTAGGCATTAGGGATGCTGATAAGATTGTGCCGCTTGAAGATGAAATCCCAGTGACTGACCCTGTAACCGAAAATATGAATATTATTAACGGTGAGCCAGTTAAGGCATTTATCTTCCAAGACCATGAAGCTCATATTCAAACCCATGTATCTTTGATTGAAGATCCAAAGATTATGGAAATTATGTCTCAGAATCCCACCGCAAAGGCTTCAGAAGCAGCAATGGCTGCACATATTTCAGAGCATGTTGCTTTTGCTTACAGAGCCAAGATTGAGAAAGAGCTTGGTGTTCCGCTGCCTGGGCCTGATGAGAAACTACCAGAAGATATTGAACTCAGGCTTTCAAGGCTTGTAGCACCAGCAGCAGCACAGTTGACTGGAAAAGATCAGCGTGAAGCTCAGATGCAAAAACAAATGCAAGAGTCTGAAGATCCTATTATTCAAATGCAGCAACAAGAGTTGCAGATTAAACAACAGCAGGTACAGGCTAAATCACAAGCAGACATGGCTAAAATTCAACTTGATTTGAAGAAGTTTACGGACAAGTCTGACCTTGATAGAGAAAAATTAGCGACTCAAGTAAAAATAGAAACTGCTAAGTTAGGCGCTAAAATTGCATCCGACAATAGCAGGGATCAGCTTGAATCTAAAAAAATTGCTAGTAAAGAACAGCTTGAAGGTGCTAAATTAGGAAAAGATATAGCAAAAGACCTGATGGGAAATTCAAACTCTAATGGATGAGCTTGATGTTTTACGGACAAAGTACCGAGAGTTGCTTAATGATATGAGCGATCACATCAGTACAGGAAGCTGTCAGGACTTTTCAGAATATTCACGTTGTTGCGGTGTTATAGAAGGGATTGCAATGGCAGAAAGAGAATTACTTGATCTAAAAAAGAAACTTGCTCAAGCATAACGCTATATTGTGTAGCGCAGGTGACTCTGGACACCCATTTCCAGTGCAAGGAGAAAAATCTAATGGCTAAGTCATTAGCAGCAGTAAACGAGAAGGAAAGCAATGTTGAAGAAATTAACATTGATGATTCCAATTCTCGCAAAGCAAATCAGATGCCAAAACCAACTGGATATAAGATATTAATTGCCTTACCAGAACCTGATGAGAAAACAGATGGCGGAATTATTAAAGCAAGTCAAACAATCCACAATGAAGAAGTGGGAAGTATTGTTGGGTTTGTTTTGGATACGGGGCCAGATGTGTACTCAGATTCTGTGCGTTTCCCAACAGGCCCATTTTGTAAAAAAGGGGACTGGATCGTAATGCGCTCTTATACGGGCACTCGATTTATGGTTCATGGGAAAGAGTTCCGCTTGATCAATGACGACAGCGTAGAAGCTGTAGTTGAAGATCCACGGGGGATTGTAAGGGTATGAGTGAATCAACAGAAACGAACGTAGGTGCGGAAGAATCCAGTGCTTCAATAACGTCAGCCGAAGATAAGTTCTTTGGTGTTAAGACGCAGATTGTTAAAAAATCTAAAGAAAAAGAAGCTCTTTCTGAATCTGATGATTTTGATTTGGAAATTGTTGATGATAAACCGCCTGTCAGTAAGGCTGCGTATGAGCCAACAGGCGATGAAGAGCTAGACAGCTATAGTGCTAGTGTTAGAAAGCGTCTTGACAAGGCAACCTTCAAAAGAAGGGAGGCAGAACGTCTTGCAGAAGAAGCGGTTATAGCAGCGCAGCAACTTAATCAGCAAAATCAAAATCTTTCCGCAAAAAATAAAGAATATGAATCTTTAATAAATCGCGGTGAGACTGCGTTGGTTTCACAAATTAAACAAAAAGCACAACTAGCAGCAGAAAAAGCCAAAGCTGAGTATAAAAAGGCTCATGAAGAAGGTAATACTGATGATATTGTATCTTCTCAAGAAAGGATGATTGAGGCTCAGTCTCAGATGCAAGAGGCAGAGCGTTATGAAAGAAGCCTTCCTCAACAGCCAACTCAACAGCAACAAATGGCTCAACAGCAACAATTAGCCTATCAACAGCAACAACAGGCTTATCAACAGCAACAGCAGCAACCCGTTAACTCTGTTCCAGCGCCTGAACCAAAGGCAAAAGAATGGGGAGAAAAGAATACCTGGTTTGGTGATGAAGAACATAAGGGCATGACAGCTTACGCTTATGCTCTTCATGAAGAAGCCATAAAAGATAATGGTCTTTCGCCTAACTCAGATCAATATTTTGAATATATTGATGGGGGTATGAGAGGAAGATTTAGTGAATATGAGTGGTCGGAAAACACATCTAAGGATGTGAGCGGTGGTGGACAAACCGCGCCTTCGACGACTGCTCAACCGTCGTCCGTGGTTGCTCCTTCCGCAAGGAACAATGGGGCTAAACCACGCAAAATGAAGTTAACGTCCTCTCAAGTCTCTCTCGCTAAAAGACTTGGGTTAACCAATGCACAATATGCCAACCAACTCGTTAAGGAGATGACTAATGGTAGATGAGCGCACTCCGAGGTCTTATGACACTCGCAAAGAAGTTGTTAGAGAAAACAATGATTCATGGATTCCGTCTTCAATCTTGCCAACACCTGATGCGCAAGATGGCTGGGTATTTCGCTGGGTAAGAACCAGTGCAATGGGGCAAACAGATAACACAAATGTGTCCCAGAAGTTTAGAGATGGTTGGATTCCTGTAAGGGAAGAAGATCACCCTGAACTGCATATTCAGTCAGATATTAACTCTCAGTTTAAGGGAAACCTTGAGATTG